GTGGCCGGGTTTAAGTGGGACAAAGATCCCGACACCAAGGACTTTTACGAACACCGCGCCAACCTGATTCACGGCACGATTACGGCCGTATTGCCCAACGTCTACGCCCGGAACCCAGAGATTAGCGTTACGCCCAACTATTCGGCGCAGGCGCTCAAGCTGTTCTGCAAGACGATTGAGACGGTGACTAATCGTGCCCTGGAGCGCGCCAAGCTCAAGAAGCGCGCCAAGTCGACCGTGCGTGCCGCCCTGACGTCGTCGTTTGGCATCGTCAAGGTGATGTACCAGCGCGATATGCAGACGGATCCGCATATCCAGTCGCGCATGAATGACACCCAGGACAATATCCTTGCCCTGGAAAAGCTGATTATGGACGTCGAGGATCCGCAGCAACGTGGCGACATGGAGGCTAAGAAGGCCGAGCTGCAGCAGCTTATGCAATCGCTGCAGGAACAAGTCGAAGTCGTCGCCGCCGAGGGGCTGGTGATTGACCGCGTGCTGACGGATAACCTGCTGATTGATCCGTCGGTCTGCGAGTTTTCGGAATACCCGGACGCCGATTGGCTGTGCCAAATCATCCCGATGAAGAAGTCGGCCGCCGAAGCGCTTTACAAGATCAAGCTGGACAAGGCTAAGGGTTACGAAGACACCATGACCGGCAAGCCGCGTAAGGATGGCCGCCTGGCGTCTGGCGACAAGAGCGATGACGACAAGCAGATCGCCATTCTGGAAATCTGGGACAAGACGACCCAGCGCGTCTACACCATGGCCGAAGGCTGTGACTACTGGCTGCGCGATCCGTTTTCGCCCAAGCGCGTCGGTGAACGCTGGTATCCGTTTTTCCTGTTGCCTTACCAGGAAGTGGACGGCCAGTTTATTGCCCCGTCGCTGGTTGACCTGACGGAGAAGCTGCAGGACGAACACAACCAGGCGCGTGATCGCTACAACCAACACCGTGACCTGTGCCTGCCTGGCTGGATTGCCGGTGGCGATATTAGCGAGAAGTCGATTACGCGCTACAAAGACAGCGAGATTGGCGAAATCACGATTATCGACACCGAAGGCAAGCCTCTGACGCAAGTGATTCAGCCGCGCCAGCATCCGGCGATTGACCCGGCCGTGTATGACACGACGCAGGTACGGTATGACTGGGAGCAAGTGACCGGGCTGCAGGATGCGGCACGCTCTAGCGTGGTGAAGCCGAAGACTGCAACTGAGGCGGCAATCATGCAGCAAAGCCTGTCGGGTCGCGTCTCAGAGTTTCGGGATTCGATTGAAGACTGGCTGCAGGAGATTAGCCAGTACGCCGCCCAGATTCTGCTCATGGAAATGACTGAGCCGCAGATTGAGCGCGTGATGGGACCCCACCAGAAGGTCGAGAAGGAAGTGGACGGCATTACGGTGCAGACCATCGAAAAAGCCTTTGACTGGCCACAACTGACGCGAGACCAGATTTTTGAAATGGTCGAAATGCGCGTGCGTGCCGGCACAACGGGCGCCCCGGACAAGCTGGATCAACAGGAAAGCTGGACGAAGGTGCTACCGATCATTCAAGGCCTGGTGCAGCAGATCATCCAATACCGCGCCCAGGGGATCGATACGACCCCGCTGGAAGCGCTCATGCGCGAAACCATCGCCCGTTTCGACGAACGCCTGGAAGTCGAGCAATTCCTGCCACCGAAAAACATGATGGCCAACCAGCCGCCAGCCGCCATGCCTGGACAAGCGCCAGGCCAAGGTCAAGGACAAGTCGACCCGCAAGCGATTGCCGGTCTGCTGGCTGGTATGCAAGGCAACGGCGCACCCGCTATGCAGTAACCCACCCACGACAACAAGGAGCATCTAATGCCATTCGAGGACGAAAACAACACGCCAAACAATGATCCGCAACCGACGGACAGTGGCGACACCACGGCAACGCCAAGCACCGAATCTGCTGTACCCAGCGAAGTTGATGCCGTAACCAACGCGGCCGAGGCAATCACGTCGACGCCAGACGGCAACGATGACCTACCTACCGACAAGCCGGTATCGCCCAACATTAAGGCGCTTCTCGACACCATGTCGGCCGACACCCCTGCCCCAACAGAGGATCCGGACAAGCAAGCCCAGGCTGAGGCCGAAGCGGCTGCGGCGGCTGCGCCTGGCGACAAACCCGGCGAAGGCGCACCGAAGACAGCCGAGCAAGAAGAAGCCGAACTGCTGGAAGGCGTGAAGTCGGAGCGCGGCAAAGAGCGCATCCGTAACATGCTGGCCAAAAGCAAGGCGCTAGAGAATGATCTACGCGAGATTCGCGATCTGGTTTCCAGCACCAAAATGTCGCCGGATCAGTTTTCGCAAACGCTGGAGTATGGCCGCCTGATTAACTCCGAACAGGAAACGGATCTACGCGTCGCGCTGGAGATGGTTGAGCGTGAACGCGCATTTATCTGTCAGAAGCTGGGTATCGAACAGCCGGGAATCGATTTGCTGTCTGGCCACGACGATCTGAAAGCGGCCGTCGACAATATGGAAATGACCCGTGAGCATGCGGTCGAACTGGCCAAGCACCGCAAGCGCCAGGCCGATGAGCAAAAGGTCGCTCAGGAGTCGCAGCGCATCCAGTCGGATCGGGCGCAATTCCAGGAGACTGTGAGCAAAGCGGCGCAGACGATGGAAGCCTATCTGACGACCCGTGCTAATGAGGCCGACCATTCTGCCAAGATGCAGATGATCGCGCAGCATTTCCAGAACCCGCAGAATCTGCAGGAATTTGTGCAGACCTACAAGCCGGATCAGTGGCTGGCCACCATCAAGATGATGTACGACAACATCGTGGTGCAAAAGCAACCTACTGTTCCGGCTGCACAACCCATGCGCTCGCGCACCAGTCAACTTGGCAACCCTGCCCCAGCCGGTGCGTCGCCGATTGATCGGATCGCGGCGCACATGGACAACCTGGGCATTTAATCCACCAACCCGCCTGGCCACCCCAGGCGGTTTTTTTACCTGAGAGAAAACCATGATTAACCTCAAGATCACCCGCAAGACTGACGACGAGAAAGAAACAGCCATTACCGCACCGGATAACGAAGACGGATACCCGTGGGGAACACGTCTTAACCTGGAAAGCGACACCCTGGACAAGCTGGGCATCAAGACGCTGCCGGCCGTCGGCGATGAAATGATGATCGAGGCCAAGGTGCGCGTGATTAGCGTGCGCGAGTCGGATAACAGCAAGTCGGTTGAGCTGCAGATTACCGACATGGATCTGGAAAACGACGGTGACGAAGTCGACGAAGGCGAGCTGTCGCGTGGCGAATCAAAGGCCATCAACAAGCTCGCTGACAAATTGCGCAATATGTAATAACAAAAAGCCGTCTGGGTATTGACGGCTGATTAAGATGATTGTGCCAGTCCTGTGCTGGCACGCCTGACCAGCAGGAATGCGCGTAAACGGGGATCGCCTCCCGTACCTGCGAGTCAGACAAGCCAGCGCAGACACATCGAAATATCGCTGCACCGCCGGGGTCGCGTCCGGTAGCGCAAGGCAAGCCAGGCAAGTCGCGTACCCGAAGCCGCGCCGGGAGCCAAGGCCAGCCGAATACGACGGGATTGCGTGCCGTCAACGGTGTGGAAGGTGAATAAACCCTTTCATTACGGAGCAGCGAAAATGCCTATTTCAAACGCAGATTTACAAGAACTCGCAAAGGTTTCGCTTGACGAATACCTGCGCAACATGCCGGTCGATCAAATCGCCACCGAGCGCCCCCTGCTGAAAAAGCTCATGGCCGGTCGCAAGACTTTCCTGGGCGCTAAGCAAAACGTCGTCGAAAACATCCGCAAGACCTACGGCAGCAACTTTGCCTGGGCTTACGGTGAAGACGCTGTTAGCTTTAACAAGCGCAACACCACCGAGCAAGCCGCATTCCCGTGGCGTCGTGCCGTCGATGGTCTGTATATCGACTATGACCGCCTGTACGGTGCTGGTATCAAGGTGCGCGAAGGCGCCCGTGGTGCTTTCAAGCTGGAGCAGAACGAGAAGGTTCAACTGTTGAACCTGCTGGACGAGCAAATGGAAAGCCTCAAGGAAGGTTTCCTGCAAAAGCTCGACCTGGAACTGCACCGCGACGGTACGCAAGACGCCGACGCCCTGACGGGTCTGGATACCCTGGTCTCGATCGCACCGACCACCGGCACTGTCGGCGGCCTGGATCGTGCTACCGCCACCTACTGGCGCAACTACGCTGAGACTGCCATTTCGACTGGCACGGTCGGCGTACTCGCCCAGAAGATGGAAAAGGCATGGCGCAAGTGCATCAAGAACGGCGGTTCGCCTGACTTTATCCTGGCTGGCGGCGCTTTCATTGACGCCTACCGCAAGGAAATCGTCGTGACCAATAACGCGCAAGCCAACGGCGTGAAGACGCTGGATGCTGGCGTTGGTTCGGGCGTCAACACCGGTCTGTATTTCAAGGGCGTCGAGATCATCTGGGATCCTCAGTTTGAGGAACTGGATGCGCTGCTGTCGCCGGCCGTGGCCTGGGAAAAGCGCTGCTACTTCATCAACACCAAGTTTATGAAGTATCGCGACGACGATATGGACATCGTTACCCCGACCCGTCCGCATGACGTTCTGGCGATGTACGCCATGGTCAACCTGCGTTGTGCGCTGTCAATGAGCCGCGCCAATGCACAGGCCGTCCTCGCAATCGCTTAACCAGCGATTGTTTTCCCCCAGGCTCACAAGGCCTGGGGGTCTTTTGGGGAACTGTTTTTGTAGTGTCACAACCATCCAAGCGAGGAAACCATGAGCAAAGAAATTACCGTACCCCTGATGGCCGTCACGATTCGTCGCGATGCCCACACGATTACCCCGACGACCGTTCCGCCTTACGAAATGACCATGTTGCGTCAAATGTTCGGCAAGGAAAACGTCCAAGAAGGTGAGCAAGTCGATACGTTGACTGTCACCGCCCAGGGCGAGCATGAGCGCCTGATGGCCAAGTATGGTGCCGATAAGGTCGCCAAGGTCTATGGCGATGATGAAGGTGAGCGCCTGGGCGAGCTGGTCGAGAAGGCTGCCGTTAAGGCCAAGTCGGCTAAGGCCGCCAAGGAAGACAAAGCCACGACCGACGAAAACGCAGCCGCCTAATCGGCGACAGCACGCAACAATTCGGGAGCAACTATGCAGCCGCAACAGTACGAACGTAGCACGGACTTCACGGTACGGGACGGAGACGACACCGACCACACCGCGCTTAACGAAGAACTGGACGCGGCTGCGCTCTCGATCAACCAGATTCGCAATAATCTGGCATTCATTCAACGCGACGATGGGGCCCTGCAAAACGGGATCGTCACCGCCGATTCGCTGGATCCGTCGGCATTTGATGCCGTTCAGGCCAGCGTTAACGAAGCCACGCAAGAGGCGCAAACTGCCGCAGAGAGCGCTCTGGTTTCAGCGACTACGGCCAACAACGCCAAAGACGCGGCGATTGCCGCAAGGGCGACCGCTGAGACGGCACGCGATGCCAGCCAGCTCAACGCAAGTGGCGCAGCAGTCAGCGCTGCCGCTGCCTTGGCCAGCCAGAACGAGGCCGATATCAGCGAGGCCAACGCCCTGGCTAGCAAGAATGCTGCCGCTGCGTCACAAACGGCCGCCGCCGCCAGTCAGACATCGGCTGCCAATAGCGCAACGACCGCCACAGCCCAAGCCGGTATTGCCACGACCAAGGCTGGCGAAGCTACTGCGAGTCAAACCGCTGCTGCCGCCAGCGCCGCATTAGCCAACACCAAGGCAACCGAGGCCAGCAATAGCGCCGACAGCGCACTCACGAGCAAGAATGCTGCTGCCGCTTCGGCCAGCGCTGCCGCATCCAGTCAATCATCGG